AACTTGATGAACAAATCGACAAACTTAACAAAAAACTTTTTAGTTATCATTCTTACGATAGTTTTAATCCCAATTCTGGGGAGCATCTTTCTGCTTTTCTTTACGGTGGGACTATCAAAGAGCGTTTTCAACGCCCCATCGGACATTATAAAACTGGCGCACATGCAGGCGAAGTTAAGTATAAATGGGATGAAAGAGATAAAACGTTCCCCCAAAGAGTAAAACCTTTAGAAGGAACTGAACTAAAGAAAGAAGGATTCTATAGTACCAATGAAGATACATTGCGTAAGCTCAAAGGTAATGCAGAAGCTAAAGATATATTGCAAACATTACTAACTCGTGCTACACTAGAGAAAAGAAAGACTACATACTATCACGGGTTGGTTAAACTAATTGATGAGATGAACTGGAATAAGAAGTACATACATGGTCAACTCAATCAATGCGTAGCAAAAACAGGTAGGCTAAGTAGTAGTAAGCCTAACTTACAAAACTTTGATGGAGAGATTAAGACTCTCTTTACAACTAGATACGGAGAATAACATGAGCAGAGATGATTACTTAGCAGCACAAGAATATGAAATAGATTCAGCTGAGCAACAGAAAGCACAAGAAGAAGCACATCAACACTTTACAGCACATGAGTTTAGTGACATGATACTATCTCTTGGACCTAATGCAGTACTGTCATTACTTACTGATGAAGCTAGGTCTGAGCTACGTAAAAGTATCATTATACAATATAACCACAGATTAGTGGAAACATCAGGATTATAATATGATACTTAACGCAGATGCAAAAGCTCTTGAATGGGTATGTGCATCCTTCTTATCACAAGATAAGACAGCACATCAAGAAATACATGATGAGATTGACCAGCATACAGATAATCAAAATAGGTTTGGTCTACCATCTAGATTGATAGCAAAGACATTCGTCTTTAGATTAATCTATGGTGGTAGTGCATTCAGTTATGCTAATGACCCTAACTTTAAAGATATAGGTAATGAATTGTTTTGGCAAAATGTCATTGACCAATTCTATCGTAAGTATACTGGTCTTAAAGATTGGCATGATAAACTTATGTTTGATGTAAAGAAAACTAATCAACTCATCATGCCTACAGGTAGAACATACAAGTACTTACCTGAAACAAACAGTATGGGTAACGTAAAGTATCCACGCACACGAATCCTTAACTACCCAGTGCAAGGACTCGGTGCTGACCTTATGACAATAGCTCGTATTAGTTTGTATAACAAGATAGCAAAGATGGATGGTGTTAAACTTATCAATACAGTACACGATTCAATCATGCTTGACTTCGACCCGAAGGTATGTTATACTAATAGTATAGTACAAATAGTTAAAGAATCATTTGAAAATGTACCAGCAAACTTTAAACATTTGTTTGGTAAAGAATTCAACCTACCCATGAGGGTTGATATACAAGTAGGAAATACATGGGGTAACTTAACTGATATATAAGGAGATTATATGCAAGTAAATGTCGTAGATGTATCAAGCTTGAACACACATCAAGCAAAGAATGGTAGACAATACCAATCAATTGAAATCATGTACAAGAATGACCAGGGTCAGGCACAGTCTAAAAAGCTAATGTCTTTCGCTAACCCTGCAGTATTCAAAGCAGCTCAAAACTGGGCAAAGGGTGATGTAATACATGTATCAACAGAGAAAGACCAGAATGGATATTGGCAATGGACAGCAGTAGGAACAGCTGACACCACTACAGACAACCGTGGTGATGATAGTTCAGCAGCAGCACCTACTCAAGCTAAAGCAGCAACCAGGGTATCAGGTAGTAACTATGAGACCAAGGATGAGCGTGCCGCTAGGCAAGTAATGATAGTCCGTCAATCGTCATTAAGTAATGCAGTTGCGACCTTAGCAATAGAAGGGAGCACAGCATCAGCTAATGATGTAATCAGTTTAGCTAAACTATATGAAGGCTATGTCTTAGGTCAACAAGAAGAAACATCTAGTATTGATGACCTAGAATCAGACATCCCATTCTAAATGAAAGCATTAATCGACCATGATTTAGTAGTGTTTAGATGTGCAGCATCTGCAGAGAATGATAGTCTTAACATAGCAATCCATCGAGTAGAAGCATTACTTGATGAGTTGCTTACTAAGACTGGAGCAGATAGCTATCGTGCATTCTTATCAGGTAAGTCTAACTTCCGTAAGACTATCTATCCTGAGTACAAAGCTAATCGTACTGCACCTAAGCCCATACATCTAGAAGCTCTACGAGAATATGCTCTAGAGAAACAGAATGCGGAACTTGCACCTGATACATTAGAGGCTGATGATGCCCTAGGCATTAATCAGACTGATGATACTATGATTGTATCGTTAGATAAAGACTTACTAATGGTACCAGGTAAACACTTTTCATGGGAGATTAATGGTAAGGGTTGGAGCAAACCCGATAAGTTCTTTACTCAAGATGTGATTGGTGGTATGAGATTATTCTTTGAGCAATGTCTCAAAGGTGATACTGCTGATAACATTAAAGGTATAGAAAAGATTGGTAATAAACGTGCCAAAGCCTTACTTGCTGATTGTGTCACGGAACAGGAGATGTTTGATACTGTCCGTGATGCATACAGTAATGATGAAGAGTTTATTATGAACGCATCAGTACTGTGGATAATGCAACATGAGGAGGATATATGGAAAAACAGGTTTAATGCCTACGTTCAAAAGTAAACTAGAAGTTAAAGCTTGGGCAGTACTCAAAAAACATTTCCCAAGTGTTAAGTATGAACCTGATGTAATAGAATACATACAACCCATCAAGTCACGGAAATATAATCCTGACTTTCGTATGGCTAAGAATGTATACATAGAAGCAAAGGGTAAGCTTGACCTAGCTACTAGACAAAAGATGGTTTGGTTTAAAGAATGTAATCCTGAAGTCACCATAATTTTCTTGTTTATGAATCCCGATAACAAGATAACCAAACGCAGCAAAACAACATACTGGCAGTGGGCTGAGAAACAAGGGTTCATGTGGCTAGACTTTAGAAAGGATTGGATAAATGATTATAAAAAACTTATCAGAAAATAAAGATGGTAGTGTTGACTTTGATTTTAAAGTTGACAAACAAGAGACAGAGTTCTTGTTATCGTTTGCTATCAAAGCTCTCATGCGTGAGGGTATAATTAAAACATCAGAAGAAGAGTTTACTGAAACAGAAATAGACCTTCCAATGGAGACAATGCAATGAAGAAACATTTAGTTATTGGAGATACCCAGGTTAAGCCTGGGATTTCCCTTTCGTACTTAACATGGATAGGTAGATACATTGTTGACAAACAACCAGATGTAATTGTAATGATTGGTGACTTTGCAGACATGCCTAGCTTATCATCCTACGATGTAGGTAAAAAATCTTTCGAAGGTAGAACATACAAAGCAGATATTAAAGCTGCTCACAAGGGCATGGAAGCATTGCTAGCACCTATGAAAGCACTTAACAAAAGACTAACTAAAGCTAAGAAGAAGTTATACAAACCTAAGATGGTACTGACTATGGGTAACCATGAGCAGCGTATTAACACAGCCATTGAGTATGACAGAAAGCTAGATGGTCTTATATCATTTGATGATTTACAATACAAAGAAGCAGGATGGGATGTAATTCCATTCTTAGAAGTAACTAGTATTGATGGTGTTGCATACAGTCATTACTTTGCTAGTGGTGTTATGGGTAGACCAGTAACATCAGCACGTGCTTTACTTACCAAGAAGCATATGTCATGTGTAGCTGGACATCAGCAAGGACATGATATAGCATACGGTATGAGAGCAGATGGTAAACAAATGACATCTATCATCAGTGGTAGTTGTTATATGCATGATGAAGATTATTTATCTCATCAAACTAACCAACATTGGAGAGGATTGTATATGTTACATAATGTAGAGGATGGTTCATTCGATGAATGTGCAATACCATTACATTATTTAAAAAGAAAGTATAGAAAATAGCTTGACTTTCTCTGTAATATATGCTATAATATTATTATGACAGCAACTAAAAAACAAGTAGGTGGTAAACATTATACTGACTATAAGATACAACCTATAGAATTTATAACAAGTAATAACATTGGTTTCATTGAAGGTAATGTAATCAAATATGTTACAAGGTTTAGACAAAAGAATGGTATAGAAGATATAAATAAAGCTATACATTACCTAGAACTTCTAAAAGAAATGTATTACAATGGAAAAACTTAAAACAAAAAGAGTTTGCAATAAATGCAAAGAACCTGCTAAAATCTGGGATAAAGGTCAGTGGTGGTGTTCTATTGATAGTAGCATGGGTAGTTACAACATGCGTGGTTATTGCAGTAAGGAGAAAAAGAAATGAGAAACTTACTTACAACAACTATAGGTCACTTAATTATAATAGTTATTCTTATTGGTTTATATGCATTACTAGGAAGTTTGTTTACAAAAGCTGAAGCAGGTAACAAAGTAGGTGTTGGTAACTTTGTTATGGCAGTCAGTTATACAGAGTCATACAATGATTTACAGTATGTAGCTAACTTTGTTAATTGTGACCATGCTATGAAGTATTACAATGAAAATTGTGCTACACAAGGTGCGATGATTATGATGTGTCAATTAGAACAATATCTCTATATGCCTATAGACCATAATAGTGATTCATCATTTGACTTTGAACCTACTGACAGACAGTCTTGTGGCTTTGTCGGTGTACAAAAACCTAAATTTACAAAGGATTAATTATGCCAGGAACTAATGGTACAAATGATTACGAAATCCCTGGTGCAAAGTTAAAGACTGCAGTACCAAGTGATAAGTATAAAGAAGGATGGGACAGAATTTTTGGTTCCAAGCCTAACGATAAACAATTTAATAACAAAAAAGATAAGGGTCGGTCATAACTATGGCTCTATCATTCAAAGAAGTCTGCGAAGAATTAACTAAAATAGATGAAACTACTCTATTAGAAATTCTAGACATATCATCTGAAGATATAGTTAATCACTTCCAAGACAAAATCGAGGACAACCTCGAAGAACTATCTAATGATTTAGATGAACACTCTAATCAATTAGACATATTT